GGACTTCTTTTGTTGATGGCAATATTGATATTCAAAGCACACCATTATTCAACAGCCAAACAAGAGCTAATACATGGCTTGATGATGAAGATAGCGACTATGTAAATTACAACTTCCAAACCGCTACAAAAACAACTTACGGACAATTAGATTTAGATAGTCAGATTGAAGTACTAACAGGTAAGACGGTTACTCAATCTTTATTTAGTCCGACACCATTGCTACCTATTGGTAATGCAAGTGCTGAAACCGATGCGCACCCAAATCAAAAATTAGCAGCTCGTTTCTTAATTCCGCACATTGCGAAAGATACCACAACCGAGCGAACTCCGATAACCCCAAAATTGAGATTGGTTTATTACAATGGGTTAGTCCCAGCGCCTTTAGATTGGCACGTTAAAAACGATGCTTTAGTAACTCAACATTGGAATCAATATCCATTGGTTAGTCAATACAGCCAATTCAATGCAACGAATTTCAACGACCTTGCATGGCGCAATGCAGCACCTCTATACGATATAACTCCGAGTGTAGCGAATCCCGAAATGCGTACAACAAATGACCTTTGGAATACTTATTGGCGCAAATGGTACGACTTTACCTTTGATAAATTTGGGCGCATTTTAGAAATGAATATCATTTTGGATTACAAAAAGATTTGGGATTTAAAATTTAATGATAAAATATTCATAAAGGATAGTTGGTTTATGATTAATAAGATTACCGACTACGTAGTAGGGCAACCGACATCATGCAAAGTTGAATTGGTGCGTGTAGGTGAATCCATTTCGATAACACCAAGGCAATTATTGACAGGGCAGTTGATGTGTTTTATTGCACATCCCGAAAGCCCATGCGATGTTTATTGCTGTTATGAAAATGGGGGGGCAGTTGTTATGTATTATGAAAATAATGGGCAGTTATTTTTGGATCCAAACGCAACGTTATTAGCTCCAAATGGTTTTTATTCTTACGGAGCTAGCAATACCTTTCAAGTAGTCAACGGATTGATAATAGAATACTACAATACAAGCGCTTGCGTATGCGTTCCAAACGTATTAAACTATTACAGACCATGTCGTGGCAATAGCGTATATGAAGCGGGTTGTTGTCAATTCCCTTCACAAGATTTTTACGCTTATTCAGCAAGCGTATATCAAGCAACGCAAGCATGGAGTGATGCAGCAATGACAACACCAGTTGCAGATGGTTGGTATGCAAATACAGGAGAATCATTTGTGGCACAATTTATTAACGGAATAAAAGTACAAGTAGCGGCAAGAATAACTTGCATACCTTAAAATTAAAATATGGCAAACGAAATAAATATAGGAATAAATACCACGTCAGATTTAAGTGGTTTGAACAAAGTTGATGAAAGCGTAAAGAGTTTACGACAACAAGTAAAAGAAGCAACAGCAAACGTTGCCATCTTGTCTGAAAAATTTGGAGCGACATCTAAAGAAGCTATTGAAGCAGCAAAAGCAGCAGCTATCTTAAAGGATAGAATGGGCGATGCGAAAACCTTAACCGATGCTTTCAATCCCGATGCAAAGTTCAAATCATTAGTAGGTTCACTTACTGGGGTTGCGGGTGGATTTAGTGCGATTACAGGTGCAATGGGAATACTTGGCGGTAAGAGTAAAGATGTAGAACAAGCGATTGCAAAGGTCAATCAAGCTATGGCATTGGCAAGTGGTGTTCAAGCGTTGGGTGAAAGTATTGATAGTTTCAAACAATTAGGTGCAGTAATTAGAAGTACTACTATCTTTCAAAGAGTAGCAACAGCGGCTCAATGGTTATGGAATGCGGCAATGAGTGCGAATCCTATTGGTGCGGTTGTGGTAGCTATTACAGCATTGATTGCAGCGGGTTACTTAATGATAAATATGTTTAAGTCATCAACTGAATCCGTTGAAGCGTCAGAGGAAGCAATTAAGAAAAACACAAAAGCAGTTGAGAAAGAAACTGAAAAACTTGAGGAAAACAGAAAAAAGAAAGAGCAGTTACAAGATTACGAATTGCGTTTGATGAAAGCTCGTGGAAAATCTGATGAAGCCATTGCAAAACGTGCTATTATATTAGCGAAAGAGAATGAACAGGAAGCGTGGAAAGAATATCGTTTGAAACGTAGTACGTTAGAAATGGCAAAAAATACCATTGCAACGTATGAATCTACTCAAGCTAAAATTGATGACCAAATGTCAAATGTTACTTGGATGTCAACTGAATGGGGTTTATTGCAACAAAGAAAAGATATTAATAAACAAGATGTAAAATTAGCTAAAGAAAGATTAAATGGTTTAATATTAGCTAATAATGATGCGGCAAAAGTAGTTGACCAAGCTCATGAAAATACAGTTAAAGCAGAGCAAAATTTGAATATTGTTTTAGCTCAACAACAAACCGATGCAAATAAACTAGCGGCAGATAAACAAAAAGAAATAGATGATGCTAAATTAGCAAAACAAAAACAAGAACAAGAAAAAAGACAAAACCAAAGAAAATCCGAATTAGAAAAGGATAAAGGACTAGCTGAAAAATATACAAAAGAACTAGAAGATTCACTTGCAGATAGTGAAACTAAAAAAGCTATATTACTTCATAAAAGAAATAGTGAGGAAATAGCTCATATGAAAGATACAAATGCTAAAAAAATAGCATTGCAAAAAGAATATGACGCAAACATTATAAGAATGAATGCGGCTATGGAAGCAGATAAAGAAGCAGAGTATAATAAGTCAGTTGAATTTATGAACCTTCAAGATGGTAATTTTGAAGTAAGTTTACAAAAGCAATTAGAACATTACGAACATCTTAAAACTATTCAAATAGATTATGGAAAATCTACGATTGAAATAGATAAACAAATTGCTGCGACAAAAGAGCAAATTGCAGAGGATAATTATAACAAAGCAGTTACAATAATTAAACAAGAAAATAATGATAATTTAGACCAACAAAATAATGTATTAAAACATTATCAAGATTTAGAAACTAAATTAAAATTAAGTGGAGAATCTACGATTGCTATTCAAAAAGAAATTGCAGAGCAAGAAAAGTTAATTGAAAAAACTAAACAAGAATACAAAGAATTCTCTGTTAATAAAGCCATTGAAGTTGCGGGACAAGCGGGTCAATTATTACAAAATATAGCTGGTAATAGTAAAGAAGCGGCAATCGGTGGAATTGTTTTAGAAAAGGCGGCATCAATAGCGTCAATTATAGCATCTACATTTGCTACGAATGCGAAGTTTACAGGACATCCAGCGTCTATTCTTTCATTTGGTACAGCAGCAGCCGCACCAGTTGCATTGAATACGGCAAGCGGTGCAATCGGTATTGCGTCAATTATAGCACAAGCGAGTAAAAGTATTTCTGAAATTAATGGAACTAAAAGTCAAGCAGAAGCACCAAAACCAACAGCATCCAAATTCGCAACAGGTGGATTAGTTACAGGAATGGGAACGTCAACAAGTGATAGTATCATTGCAAATTTATCAAATGGAGAATCGGTTATCAATGCGAAATCGACAGCCATGTTTGGGAACTTATTATCAAGTATAAACGAAGCGGGTGGCGGTGTTAGCTTTGCAAATAAAAATCAAGCAAGTCCTATATTTAAGACGTATGTCGTTGCATCCGAAATGACTAGCCAAATAGAAGCAAATTTAAAATTAAAACAAATAGCACGTTTATAATGAATAGAAAATTAATAGAATTAGTAATTAGCGAAGAAGGTGGAGTAGATAAAATCTCATTAGTTGAGGAACCAGCCATTGAAATTGATTTCATGTATTTCAATAAGGAAAAAAAGGAACTTGAAAAGTATCGGTTTGACAATGATTTGCAAATTGTTATCGGACCAGCCATGATACCCGATTTCAAGATTATTCGAATGGATGACAATGGGAATTATTACGATGTAATATTTTCCAAAGAAACCATTTTGAAGATTGCAAAAAAGTTCATGAAAGAAGCTCGCACAAACGATGTGAATCAAGACCATGAAAACGTTAAGAAAACAGGAACCTACGTTTATGAATCTTGGATCGTTGAAGATGAAAACGACAAGGCAATTCAGAAATATGGCTACGATGTACCCATAGGAACGTGGATGGTATCTATGCAAATTGAAGACAAAGAAACTTGGCAAAGAGTTAAGAATGGAGAACTAAAAGGCTTTAGTGTTGAAGGTGCATTTGAGGAATATGAAAACGAAGAAAAGTTTAATAAGATTAAAGCTATATTAGAATTTGACGAAGACAAAGCCATTGAGATTGCAAAAACTTTAGGAATGAGCGCAAAAGATTTAGAGGAATTTGATTTAGTAGAAGTAGATGAAAATTTTATCCCACCACAAGGTTACAAAGAAGGTTTAACAGTTTACAAATATGCAGGTCCTAAACCACAACGTTTGTTTTGTAGAAGTTTAATGTCTTTAGAAATGTATTTCACATTCGCAGAAATTAAGCAAATAGCACAAGCGCCAGTCAATCCCGGCTTTGGTCCTAAAGGCACTGATATTTATGACATTTGGAAATATTCGGGCGGTGCAAATTGCAAACACTATTGGCAAAAATACTATATCAATGCTAAAGAGAAAGTAATCAATAAAGGTAAAGCGCCAGGACTTGCAGGAACAGCTCCATACGACCAACCGAATCATGGATTTTTACCCGATAATAAATAGTTATTCACAAAAATTGTTAAAAACTTTAAACTAAATATTTACTAATATGTACAAAATTAAACTTAATCAAATTAGAGAAATTCTAGGGATAGAAGTTTCTTTAGAAAAAATTATTTTAGTTGATGGAACAGAATTATTCACTGAAAAAATGGAAGTTGGATATCCTGTTTACGATGCTGAAAACAAGCCAGTAGCTATGGGCGAATACAAACTTTTTGATGGAACTACTATCATGTGTGATGAAATGGGTGTTATTACCGAAATCGTTATGAGTGAAGTAGAGAAAGAAGTTGAAGATGTAGCAGAAGCACCAGTTGAAATCGTAGTAGAAGCATCAGCGGTTGAAGAAGCACCAGCTCACGACCCTATGCAATTAGTTTACGAAACATTGTCAGAACTAGGTAGCGAAATTGCATCTTTAAAAGAATCCGTAAAAATGTTTTCTAAAGCACCAGCGGCAGCACCAATCAAAAAAACAGAAGTTGAAGAAGTTTCAACATTCTCAAAAATCGACAAATTAAAACAAATTAAAAACTCTTTAAAAAAATAAACTATGTCATTTAACGTAAACGCATTACCAAATTATACTGACCAATTATCAACCGACCTTATAAGTGCGGCATTATTGAAGTCTTTTACAACTGACTTCGTTACGATCGAAGCAGGAAAAACAGCAGGAACTTCTGCAATCAATGTTATGAATTCAACAGTTGACATCAAAACTGCAAATTGTGGTTTTTCAGATACTCAAGTTGGTTCAAACGCAACTGTATTTTCTCAAATTCCTTTAGTAGTTGAATCTAAAATGTTAAAAGAGCAATTATGTCCAGAAACATTAAGAACTAAATGGACTTCATCTCAATTAAGCGCAAGTGCTAATCAAGAAACAGTACCTTTTGAAGAATTAATCGCTAACAACAAAATGGCAAACATCGCTAAGTATGTTGAAAATACAATTTGGCAAGGAGACGGAGCTACATTAACAGGTTTGTTATATCAAACTGAAAATGCACAAGGTTCTATCAATTCAGCGGGTGCTTATACTGCATGGACTTCAGCAACTGCAATTTCTGAATTTTGGTTAAACGTAGGTTCTTTGACTCCTGAATTACAAACTGAAGACGACTTAATCATGTACACATCTTATGCTAACTACCAAGCATTAGTTGCAGCATTAATCAATACAGGTGCAAGTGTTATCGGACAATTCGCACAAGTTTCAAATGCAAGTGGTGTGAACGCTCCAAGTTCATTCGTATTTCCGGGTACAAACATTACAGTATTTGCAGCACCGGGTATCAACGATGCGGCTCGTGTAATTATCGCTCCTAAAAAATACATTTTCTTCGGAACAGGTTTATTAGATGACATGGATACATTCAAATTCTACTACAACCAAGCTGATGATATCATGAATTTCAATGCTAAATTCAGATTAGGAACTGCGGTATATGCTTCACAAGTAGTATCTAACAAATAATAAATAAACAAGGGGTGTAAAAAGCCCCTTATTTTTCAACTTTAAAATAAATTATAATTATGGCTTGTAATATATTACAAACAATTCCTTTAGATTGTATGAGCGCATTGGGTGGTATTAATACTATCTATGTTTTTGCTGATGACAATTTTGAAGTACAAACAGTTACAGCTGGCGAAGTTACTTTGGCTGGTGGTAATGGAGATTTTTTCCAATATAAGTTCGCTAAAGATACTGCGAAATTAACAGAAACAGCAACGGTTTCAAATGCAAACGGAACTGTATTTTATACAACTGAATTGAGTGTTAACATTTCTAAAAGAGACGTTACAAAAAGAAACGAATTTTTGTTGTTAGCAAAGAATCGTGGAATCCGAGTTATTGCTTTAGATAACATGGGACAATATTGGTTGTTAGGAAATGTGCGTGGTGCGGTTTTATCTACAATGGTAGGCGAAGGCGGTCAAGCAATCGGAGATATGAACGGATATACTTTCACATTCCAATCAATGGAAGCAGACCCAATGCCAGCATTAAGTTCAGCAAGTGCAACTGCTATCAATGCAATCGCACCGGGTTCAACAGCAGCAGTTGGTGGCTTTGATTTCAACACAGCGGCTAACTAAAATTAACCTTTAAAAATAAATAGGCGGTGCGTTTAATCGCATCGCTTTTTTTTTGCCATGATAAATTTAGAACAAGGACAAAACGATTTTATAATATACGGAGATTTTACCCAAAACATGAATAATTATCGTATTCATTTATTTAATGGGTTTGATAAATTAGACCATAATTGCAAACTTGAAAACAAAACATCAAGTACAAGATTTGCAGAGTTTACGATTTACATAAACGATAATATAATTGGGGATTACCATTTGAACGATTTACCTTTTGGGAATTATGATTTTACAATCAATATAGGCAATCAAATTTATAATCGTGGACAAGCTATTTTAACTGGCGATAACGAGGTGCAAACAATCGAATATATTTCAGACAATGAAACAAGCGAAAGCGTAATATATGTAAGCTAATGAAGACAATTATAGACACATTAAAAGAGCCAGTAAACGTATTGAATGCAACGACTTTAGGAGTGAGTTTAAGCACTTTGCCCGAAGATTTAAAAATAGTTTTCTACATAGTTTCTATTATTGCTTCAATATTGGTAAGCGTAAAGTATATTTACGAAATAATTTCATTGCGAAAAAACGCCAAAAAAGATATTTAATAGTATATGAATAATTTTGCATTTAATTCGATTTCACAAATACAAATAGATTTACCAGTTTTTTCCGAGCGTGGTTCAAAAAAATGGATAAGCTATGGGGAAGATAATTTATACCCTCAATTTATAGCGAGCTTATTTCTACGTTCAGCCATTAATAGAACCGCTATTCAATCAAAGATTGACGCTACCATTGGTAACGGATTAAAGACCACAGATGAGGCTTTAAACTACGTTTTAGTACGTGCGAATCCTATTGAAAGTTGGAACGATGTGTTTGAGAAATGCGCACAAGATTATATCATGTTTGGCGGTTATTCATTAAACGTAATTTGGAGTAACGATGGCAAAACAATTAGCGAAATATATCATTTAGATTTTACGAAAGTTAGAAGTGGAAAAATTGAAGCGGGAGATGACGCGCCGAAAGAGTATTTTTATTCTACAAATTGGGAAAATTCAAACAAGTATAAACCGACTACATATGCAACGTATGACCCTACAAAGTCCATCGAACAACCTTCGCAAATACTTTACTTATTTGATTATGAACCCGGCAATATATATTATCCTTTACCAACTTATGCTGGTTCAATCAATGATATACAAATTGATATTGAGGTTAGTAAATTTCACATCTCAAATCTTGCTAATAGTTTAAATCCTTCTTTGTTTATTAGTTTGAATAATGGAATCCCAGCACCAGAAGAACGCAAAGAGATTTACGATGAATTAACAATGGCTTATCGTGGCACAGAAAATGCTGGAAAAGCATTCGTAGCTTTCAGCCAAGATAAAGAACACGCTCCCGAAGTAACACCGATTTCAAGTACAAATGATACATACTACACGACTTTAGAAACTCGTATCACAACACGAATCTTAACAGGTCATCGAATTACTAGTCCATTACTTTTAGGACTTTACAATGGTGGCGCTGGCTTTAGTTCAAACGCTGATGAATTAGCGGTTGCTTATAATCATTTCATTGGTACTTGTATTCGACCAATTCAAAAAAGTATGTTGAAAGTATTTAACAATTTGATGTTTAATAGCGGTTATCAAACCGAATTATATATCACACCGACAACAATTATCGAACCTATAATAGTAGCAGAATAATGGCAGTAACTAACGTACTTTTCGTTTCAGAAACGAAGCTCAAATCATACACATCAATTCATCAATCTGTAAGTCCTGATGACTTGCATCCGTTTATTTTGCAAGCTCAAGATATTTACTTGCAAAACTATTTAGGTGCAACGTTTTATCAAGAATTGCAGTCGCAAATTGCGACCAATACAGTAAGCGTATTAAATAAAAAATTACTTGATGACTATATCGGTGCCATGCTTTGTAACTATGCTTTGTATCATGCTTTGCCTTTTTTGAAATACAAAGTATTTAATAAGTCAATAATGAATAATGATAGCGAAAGCGGTCAATCGATTGATTTGGATGCTTTGAAATTTCTACAAAATGAGGTTAGAAGTGTAGCTGAAAACTATACTAAAATGCTTACAACTTATTTGCGAAATAATTTAACAGATTACCCATCGTACAATAACTTTGATTGGCTTGATGGAATCACACCCGACAAAGGCACTCCTTACTTTAGTGGGTTACAAACAAATTCAAGTTTCAATAAAAGAAATAGAATTGCTAGACGTGGGGAATGTAATGATTGCAATTATGAATATTAATTAATTAAACAATAAAAAAAAATAAAAAATGATAGACAATTCAAAATTTATTATTACCAACGAGGTAGTAACTGATTTATTCGATTTACGAATTATGGCTGATTTAGTTGGTAACCCATCGGTTTTAAAAATAGAAGAACAAAACGTTGGTATAATTTACTTTGGCAAATTTGACAATTTAAGTTTCTTTACAACTGACACAACTTTGGTAATTACAGGACCACAATTCTATGGAGAATTTTCTGAAAATAATTGTAATGGATTTACAAGTCCTTTAGATAAATTACAAAGTTTATTAACTGATATAACTGGGTAATATGACTAAAATTATATTACAAGCGGGTCAACTAATTGACGTTATCAATTATAATGAGAATCAATATTTTTGTTTAGTAGTAAGCGAAGATTTACCAATGGCAAACGCAATATACAAAGAAGATACTTCGATTGAAGTTTACGTTCAAAGATTTATTGTGGATAGTGTGATAATTGCATCTATTAATACAAGTGAAGTGTTAACTGATAACAATGGTAATTTTTACGAAAAAGTTGAAAGCGCTACTATCTTAACTGAAAACAATTTTAACCCAATAATTGAAAACTAATGAAAGCAAAAGAGAAACATTGGTATGAATCAAAAACTATCGTAATGAACATTATGGTAGGATTAACGATGGTTTTAGGCTTATTGCCTACGTTGTTCAGCGATTTAAAAATAGATGAAAATTTGAGCCTTAAAATGACTGTTATGGTAGGGTTTATCATGAACGTAATTAATATAGTTTTGAGATTTATTTCAACTGATAAAATAAAGAATTAATATGGATTTATACAACGAAATCAAAGAAGATTTAAAAAGCGAAATGGGTATCGTGGATGCTAAAGAATTTAACATTGCTTACTCTAAATGCTACAAACAAGCTGTTAGTGAAAGTACCCACAATGGACACGATGCAAAGGAAGTTTTGAAACCAATTATTAAAGAATTGATAAATAAATTTTACTCGAATCGTGTACCGAAAACTAAAGTTGGTAAAATATTAAAATCAATTTGGAATTTCTTAAAATAATATGAAACCAAAAATTTTCACTCAATCTGAAATGATAAAATACTTTGGCAAAGCAAATGCTGAAGGTAGTTACTTAACAATGATTGATTTGCCTTACACAATGTATTATGATAGGCAACCTATTAAGCGAATGAGATGTCATGTTAAGGTAGCTCAAGCGTTTAAAAATGTGTTCAATGAGATATTGGCTACATACGGAGAACGTAAAATTAACGAGCTTGAAATTAATGATTTCGGTGGGTGCTTTAACTATCGTTTAATGCGTGGATCCAAAACAAAATTGAGCAAGCATAGTTGGGGAACTGCAATCGATTTGGATGCTAATAGAAATACATTAAAAGAAACCAGTGCAACCGCTCGATTTGCTCGAATTGAATATAAAGCCATGATTGATATATTTGAAAAACATGGATTTGCTTCGTTAGGTAGGTTAGAAAATAGAGATTGGATGCACTTCGAATATGGTTTACCAATATAATTAACTCGTTTTTTTCATAATTAAAATTAGATTTTTAGGCTTCGTATTTATATACGGAGCTTTTTTATTTAAAATTTATAGCCTTTATTCATGCGGGTTTCAAAGAATTATTAAAAATAATTTTGGTAATGTGAATAACTTAATTGTATATTTGCAATACAAAACAATTAAAAAATAAATAAAATGATTACACTAACACAACAAACAAGCGAGCAAAACACATTAACTCAAAAACATCTTGACATGGTTAGCATGAATGAGGTTAAGAAATTAAATTTAGCATGTCAATTAGAACGATTAGAAATTGAGATGCAACAGCCTACAAAGAATTGGGATAAAATAGCCTTCCTTAAAACAGACATTGCTAAAATTAAAAACAACTTAAAAAATAATTAATCATGCAAATCGTAAACACTACCATAGTAACATCGGTTACCGAAATAAAAGAATTGATACAGTATTGCCTTGTTCATGATTTCGATGGGCAAATTAATCTTACCTTTGAAGACAATAAAATAATGGTAAGCGAACCTAGTAAAGAAATAGCTCCCGATTATATTTCATTTAAATTATAAGCATGAATACAGGGCAAAAAATCAGAATCAAAAGCACACAAGAGATAGGAACTATCATTCAAGTAAATGGTAATTTCGTAAAGGTTTACATCGTTAAGCGTGGAACGTTTACATACGCCAAAAGTAACCTCGAATATCTTGATAGAGTGCCTACCTCTGATTGCATCGAAAATACCCACTAAAAAAAAATAAAAAATAAATTAAAAAAAAACACACTTATTCACATTTATAATGTAAATTTGCAATTATAAAACATTTAAAAATAAAAAATATGAAAATTACAACAACACACACAAAGACAGAAACAAAAGAAATCGAAATTACTTTCCCTTGCTACACTAAAGTTGAAAGCAAATTAAGTACTGCATTTTATTGCATTAAAAGTGAAAATGAAATATTTAGAATTGAGCAATACAATGCAGGTAATATTTCAACAGTTAGCAATTACTCAAACAAATTCGAGGCTTTTAAAGAAGGTTTTGAATTTATTGAAAAATCTACATTCTTTTACAACTACGATAAAATTTTAGCGAAAATGTCAGATGACATGGATGAATTAGAAGCTAGTTTGAATGAAGATGTTGAAGAAGAAGATACAGAAGATGAAGGCTTTGAATACAATCCCGAAACCGAAACTATGAATTAATTAACAAGGGGGGGTAACTCCCCCCATTTAAAAAACATATAAAAAATGAGTACAGAAATTACAACAAAACAATACACGCAAGCAGATTTATCCCTAGCAAATGACAATTCTTTGAATGCAAAGCAATTACAATTATTACTTAAAAAAACACCTTCGCAATATGTAAGGCAAAGACCAGCGAAAGGCGGTGGAGTTTGGCATTATGTAAGCGGTGCCTACGTTCGCAAAGTCCTTAACCTTATGTTCGGTTGGGATTGGGATTTCGAAGTATTAAGCGAAATGATACAAGGGAATCAAGTAATCGTGAAAGGCAAATTAACTTGTAGAGTAAATGGCAAATCTATTATCAAAACTCAATTCGGATGCAAAGAAATTATGATGCGTAAAGGCACAAACGAACCTTTGAATCTTGGTAATGATTTCAAAAGTGCAACTACCGATGCTTTGAAAAAATGCAGTGCTGAAATAGGAATAGCGGGAGACATTTACGGAAAAGACGAATTTAAAGAAATAGACGTAATTCAAGACGTTATGAGTGCTGATGAGGTACACAATAGCAAAGAGAAAGAAAGAGTAATTAAGCATATCGAGAATGCGACTACGCTATATTCATTGATTGAAGTTGTATCATTGATTGATAAATATGATTTAAGAGAAATTTATAACGCTAAAAACGAATTATTAAATGGAAAATAAAATATTATTCAGATGCTCGGGTACTGGTTCATTAATGACAGAGCCTAAATTAAAAGCGGACAAAGATGCTGGCAACCTTTCAGAAACAGCAAAAACATTCGTAGAAGATAAGTGGTTATTTGATGAGTTCGGTTTTGCCGAACTACTCAAAAACGACTACATAGATAAAGGCAATGAATGCGAACAAGACAGCATGGAATTAGTTAGTCAAGTGGTGCCAGGTGGCTTTCGTTCAAGATACAATACAAAGTTACAAAATGACTACGTTATAGGAACTCCCGACATCGTGTTACAAGATTGTGTTGAAGACATTAAAACTTCATGGAATCTTAAGACATTCTTTAATGCTGAATTGTCAAAGATGTACTACGCACAAGCTCAATGTTATATGTGGCTAACTGGCAAAGAAAAGTATCGTTTAATTTACGCCCTGGTGCCAACACCACAACACATGGTATTAAATGAATGCGAAAAGTTAGCTTGGAAGTATGGCAAAAATTATGATAATGAGGATTACATAGCTCAAACGCAACAAATCCAAAAGAATAACGATTTGATTAAGGATTTACCGATTGAGAAACGAGTTAAGGTATTTGCCTTTGATTATGATCCTGGCTTCATTGAAACTCTAAAAATTAAAATCGAGAAAGCTCGTGAATATTACAACACTTTAAAATTATAAAAACAAATAAAAACATTAATTATGATATACAGAGACCACTTTCAAAATTACAAAAGTTATGCAGTACCAAAAGCACAATTAATAATAGCCGATATACCTTATAATTTAGGTAATAACGCCTATGCAAGTAATCCAGCATGGTATAAAGACGGAGACAATGCAAATGGAGAAAGTGCATTGGCTGGAAAAAGTTTTTTTGATACAGATGAAGATTTTAGACCCGCTGAATTTATGCACTTTTGTAGCACAATGTTAAAATCTGAAAAGAAAACCGTAAAAATTGAAGGAGAACCAAGGAAAAAAGGAGATGCTCCATGTATGATAGTTTTTTGCGCTTTTGATCAACAAATGTATTTGATTGAATTAGCTAAAAGATATGGATTAAATAATTATATAAATTTGGTATTTCGTAAAAATTTTTCAGCGCAAGTATTAAAAGCAAATATGAAAGTAGTGGGGAATTGTGAATATGGATTAATTTTATATCGTGATAAATTACCTAAATTTAGAAACAATGGTAAAATGATATTTAATTGCATGGATTGGCCTAGAGATAATGAAAGCGAAAAAATACATCCAACACAAAAACCAGTTGAATTATTAAAAAGATTAATTGAAATTTTTACAGATGAAGGTGATATAGTTATTGATCCATGTGCTGGAAGTGGTTCAACATTGGTAGCTGCTGAACGTTTAAACCGAAAAGCGTATGGATTTGAAATTAAAAAAGAATTTTATACAAAAGCAAAACAATGGCTTGAAGATGAAGCCAGGATCAAAATCGAATTCAAATACCTTAACTCTTTTTTCAATCGGTAAATCTTTGATTAAATCGTTATTACGTTGGATTTGTTGCGTTTGAGCGATATAATCCTCATTGTCGTAATTCTTGCCATATTTCCAAGATAGCTTCTCGCATTCATTTAGGACCATGTGTTGAGGTGTTGGCACCAGGGCATAGATTAAACGATACTTTTCTTTGCCAGTTAACCACATATAACATTGGGCCTGTGCAAAGTACATCTTGCTTAATTCAGCATTAAAAAATGTCTTTAAATTCCACGATGTTTTAATGTCTTCAACACAATCTTGTAACACGATGTCGGGAGTTCCTATAACGTAGTCATTTTGTAGCTTTGTATTGTATCTTGAACGGAAGCCACCTGGGACAACTTGACTAACTAAGTCCATTGAGTCCTGTTCGCATTCGTTTCCTTTATCCATATACTCGTTTTTGAGTAGTTCGGAAAAACCGAACGTATCAAATAGCCATTTATCTTGTATGAAAGTCTTTGCGGTTTCTGAAAGGTTGCCAGCTTCTTTGTCTGCTTTTAATTTAGGCTCATTCATTAATGAACCAACGCCCGAGCATCTGAATAATATTTTATTTTCCATTTAGTAAATCGTGTTTAGCGTTATAAATATCTTTTAAATCGTACTTGTCAACCAATGATATAACTTCAATCAATGTATATAACGTATTCGCATTCTCGATGTGCTTAATTACACGTTCTTTCTCTTTTGATGTGTGTATAGCTTCCGAGCTTAAATCTTCTTGTATTACCTCTATTTCTTTAAATTCATCTTTGCTGTAAATGTCGCCTGCAATTCCTATTTCTGCACTGCATTTTTTCAAAGCATCAGTAGTTGCACTTTTGAAATCATTACCTAAATTT